ACTCTAAAAGTAGTTTGAGTACCACCTCTATTACATACAATCAATGAACTAGCCACAGCAGAAGCTACAGAAGAAGAATACAGAAGAGTTTCTGTAGTAGCCAAAGGGGCAACTTGTCCTAATATTGCGTAAACAGTAGGCATATTATCCTCCCATCAATAATAACGGGTTTAACATATCTTGAGTTCCAGTAGAAGGAGTTACAGTAGTACCTGTACTTACCTGAGAACTACTTATCATACTATCTACATCTGAAGCAGTAAGCCTTTTCTTAGCAAGTCTTCCATCCTTCTGGCCTATATATACAGTACCATCCTTGTCAATATAAGTATATTTATATTTAGCAAGTTTATTAGCGTGTATAAATCTTATATTATCAGCCATTAACAATTACTAGATTTACCATTATTACCAACTCTAGGACCTACAGATACATAACTATCTTGACTCAATGTCAAAGAGTATACTGCAAGTTTATTAGTATTTGTGTCAAAGCTACCGCAATAAGTATGAAGTGAAGGACAAGGAGGTACAGGGAATCCAGTACTTAAATTTACTCCATAAATTACCTTATTTCCTGAAGTATCTAACATACCCACATATATTTTACTATTCTTAGGTAAAGAAATAGTAGCTACTCCAATTGATGTACAAGACGTAGTAGCAGGTAAATTATAAAAAAGTGTATCATTAAATCCAAACATAGGTACAGTATACATTACTTTTAAAGCGTCACTTGTACTATTTTCTGTATTAAGATTCAGACTATAATAAGTTACAATTGTTTCAGCGTTAAAACTTGTTAAAAAAGTTTCAGCTAAAGAAGCATTAGTCAAAGTTACTCCAACAATTTCTTCTGTAACTGTACTTGTAGGAGCACTTACTCCAAAGTATACATAATCATCTGGAGGAACATCTGGAATAATATCTCCTGAATTAATAGGAATCATATCATTATCCTCAGGATTTGAATTTCCATCTAGAACAACTGCTCCAGTACTTAACCTGTAATACAGCTGCGCAGCTATAGCTGTAGTATAAGTAACCCTAATATTTATAGGGCTTGTTATACCACCAACTTTATCTCCTGTATAACCCCATTTCAAAATATCATCATCATAATAAATATCAAAAAGGCTAAGAGGAGGTGTAGGTGTTACATCTCCTGGAACAGCGTTACTATGTAAAATCCCTATTTTATACATTACAATGTAAGTTCACCTACGAGTACCCAAGTAGAATCACCTGTTTTAATAAGTGTAGCTGCTGTATAAGGAGTAGCAAGTTTTCTAAAGTTAGTCTTACTTTGAAGAACTGCACCAGTACCTTGTACAAACTCAACTGTACCTGCACTACTATTAATCACATCAATTTGTGAACCAATAGGTACACTAAGAGGAAGTACAGTAATAGTACCAGCTGCTGTAACATTAAGCACTTTACCTTTATCTTCATTAGCTAAAGTGTAAGGTACAGTAGCTATAGTCTTCATGTAGTTTACCCCAAACTTAGATATAGGTTTGGGATAATCTCTGGTTTTTACGCTAGATAAACTCATTAGTTTATATTTTAATTATTTAAAATTTATTGTAGCTTCTTGTTAACGTATGGTATGGATATGATTATTATTCCTCAAAGGTTATAGTCGCAGTGAAAGTATCAAGTGTAATAGCACTATCAGAATTATTTTTAACTGTTACTGTTGCTGATGTAGATGCAAAACCAGAACAACCAAATGATATATATTGATTATTACTAACATTAATTACAGCTGGAAAGGAAATAATCTGTGTCCAACCAGAAAAACTCGTGTCAAGTATTACTCCTCCATTAGTCCATGAAGGAGCACTAGTATCTATTTTATAATACATAGTAAAACCACCCAAGCTTCTACTAACTTCTAAATTTATAGTACTAGTAATTCCTTGGATTTGTTGTACTGCTACAATAGGAAATTGCACATTAGAAAAAGATATATCAGCCCAATTTGGCGTAGGGTTAGGCGTAACATCTCCTCCACCTCCACCTCCTGCACTTTTAGAAACTACACCTGCCTTGAACATTACTTATCGTACTTATTCTTATTGGTCTTAGCAACTTTAAGTGCAGTCTCAGACTTAAGCTTTTCTATCTTTTCTTTAGAAGCTATTTCCTTTTCTTTAAGTGACAGTTCTCTAGCCTTAGTTACCTTCTCAGCTTGGAGTTTCATCTTTTCAATAAACTCCTTAGAGCTTGCCTCTCTTTGTCTTAGTGCCTGGTCTGCAAGTTCTACAGGGTCAGGAATAAGGTTCTCATTTACATCAAGGTCCATCTGCCTATTGTATGTAGCAATCTGGGCAACTTGAATCTTAGTAGCATTTGTAGTATCAGCAATATACTGCTTAAGCTGCATATCTTCTTGGTGCATCTGCTGTTGTGCAGCAATTTGCTCCTGCTGAACTTGAACTTGCTGCTGTTGTGCCTGTTGTGCCTGCTGCTGCTTAGCATCATAGTACTGCTTAAGTGTAGCACGAATCTCAGATACAGACTCTGTAGTATAAATATCTGCAATTTGGTGGAAAGCCATCTGGTCATTCTGAAGAGCAAACTTCATATGTGCCTTCATAGCTTCAAATACCTCCATGTCCTTATTATCATCCGTAACAAACACACCATAATCCGCATTATTAAATTCCATACCATCAAGCTGGAATAATACGGTCTGCAAATCATCTGTCACAAACTGCAAAGCCTTACTATTATCTTTGTATACATCTTTAGCCACTTCAAGAATAGCTTCACATACATCAAGCTTTGTAAGATTATGCATTCTAAACAAGTCTTCTGTTACCAGACTTGATTGGACAATGCTTCTCTCAACATTGCCCACCAATTCTTGATTAGAGATAGCTCCAAGACGCTGTGGAGGGACACCCGCTGTATTTTGAATTTTTCGCTCAATTTCCTGAAGGAGTTGAATGTTAAACTGAATGTAGTTACCCATCTCAAGATTCAGCTCCTTGTTCTGAGTAGACATGTTCTGATTAATACCCATGCGCTTGTTACCCTCATTCATAGAGTTAACAAAACCTACACGCATAGCACGGGCATAGTACATCCACTTGTCTATCTCCCATCCATCTGGTATCATGGACACATCAAGCAAGGCAATCTTACCTACGTTAGTAGCAAGTGCCAACTCTGTATCATACCAAATGATGAAATACAAGTAAACCCAAGGGACAAGACGATCCATTAGACTAGTGCTCTGAGTATTTGTAGCAGAACACATCCTACCAAAATAACCTGACTTACACTTAGACAGGTTATCCATAGTCCTAAACTGTTGAGGGCGCCTCCTAATCATAGGCTCAATGTACATATCCATACCAATACGCACACCTTCCCAATATTCAGAAACCCAGTACCACTCTACTCTTTGTTGTGGGTCTTTTTTGTCCCATTCCCACGACTCATCCACTGTAAAGCTCTGCTCTTCTCCAGTTTGTGGGTCTATATAATAGAAAGTACCAATCTTTCTGAAAGATTTCCAACGTACCCTGTAGACAGGTATCCTATCAATGAAACTCTCTTGGTTCTGGAAGTGATAAATAGTCTCAACTTCCTTGATTGTAAGAGGATTTATAACCTGGTTACCTGGAATTCCACTAGGATAGTAGTTCTCCAGTTCATCTATCTGCTCAGGAGTAAGAACTTCATAGAATTCATCTATAATCTGGTTTACAGTCAGATAATTTTCTTCAAGAATCTGGTCACAGTCCTCAATAGAATCATTATTCTCACCAATTTTAAAGAAAATCTGCAAAGGATTTACTCTCTTTACAGACACTTCTCCAGCTACTTCTTCAACTCTATAAAACTCTTCACCTGCAATTAGCCAATCCTTCCAACCTGTAGCAAAAACATCTTTTAACCTGAATTTTTTCTTGTAATAAGTAAGAAATTTCTCAGCTGTAAGCTCACGCATGTCTTTTGCAGACATTTGAGCAGCTTTAATCACCTCTTCAGGTGGAGGTTGTGGGTTATTCGGATCTTGCTCTACCCCTTGCATGAGGTATTGCATCAAAGCCTGTACTATAGTCTGCTTTACCTGCTCTTCCTTCTCTGTAATAGCCGTCTCATTGACTACTCTTACAATAGGATTAAAGAATCTCTTGTGCTCTTCTCCAAAAAGTACATTGAAAATAGGAAAAAGTACGTCGTAAGGCTGTAAAGTAGCAGGTAATTGGAACTTATTAGGCTGGTTTTTACCTAGATTAAAAGGGTTTGTAACGTGCTCAAAATGAGTAATATCAATCTTATTATTCAGCAGGTCATAATTCCTTTTTCTTTCTGTAACAGACCTACGTCTTTGTGAATCTTTACCCTTGGTAGATGCAATAATAGCATCAACACATTTGTGTTTCCATTCCAGTGTTTCCTTTACTGAACGGAGTACCTTTTGTCTTGGTAAAATGACCCTATCTTGATATACTACTTCCATGAATCTAGTTAACCCAATTTACAAAATTATTTTTTAGATTTTCCTTGAACAATAGTTCAGGGTAAATATTGTGCTTTGCCTATAGCAAATTGTCCCTTTTTGGTAAAGCCATTTTGGAAAAACTCATGGTCCAAGAAAGTCTTTACCTTCTCCTCTACTTGCACCTCATATTTACGCATTTCTTCCTTTTGGTACAATGCTAACATAAGTGCCATTACCCTATCAAAGTTACCATCTGGGTTGTAAAGTATCAGCTCTTTAAGCAAAGGTATACACCTTATCTTATGTGCAACTTTAACATCACCCTCATAAGTTCTTCTCAACCAAGTATTTATTAATCCTTCTCCATACCTCTTAATCTCCTGTGGCATATGCATACCATAGCCCCTATCAACAGTAGAATTAGCCACTACATCCTTTACAAGTTTAGGCTGCTTGGCTAACAAATACAGTGCCCCGCAAGATTCAAAGTAGGTAAACACACCCTTCTTCTCATTCTCATACAAAGCTATAGCATTGAAATACAATAAGACCCTACGGCAAGTTTCATAAAAATCATTTGCAGTCTCTGGTCTACCTGAATACTCTGCAACAATTCTGTTTGTAAGGTTATCCAGAATAACGATAGAACCCAAAGAACCAGAATTGGATTTATCATGGTCATAAGGGTCAATCCCTCCCAAATATCTGCCCCAGGGAATACTGCCATTTTCATCTTTGATAGGATGTTCATACAGAACAACTGAGCCTTCGACATTAGCTTCTGCCCTAAGTGGAAAATCATAAATTGGTCTATTCTTTGCATTGTTCCTCCACTCTACTTCACCATCAGGTGTAATTACTACATCTCCTATCCACTCTGCATCTGCCAGTTTACTTGACTCAATATGTGCAAGTGCATACTGCAAATCCTTGAGAGGAAAGATATTATTAGTCCTTGACAAGAATACCTCACTAGGTACAATAGGATTATATACTACATACTCGTCATAAGCCGAAGCATCTTTTGCAAGCTTCTTCTTTTCTCTTTGGTCTTCTTCACCAGCCTTAGCAAGTGAAAAATTAGTATTCCCAAACTCATCCTTATAGTTAATCTTAGTATAAGTAGCAGGAAAGAATAAACCTATTTTACCTCTATTTTCATAAATGTCTTCAAACACCAGGCAATCATAGGCTTCTGGATCATAGAACATCTTTTGTGAGGCGAGAGTACCACCACCCACCATATCACCCCCAGTACCAATATACAGAGTGGAACCAAATTTATAATTATTAAGACGTTGTGTATTTTCATCAGCAAAGTGTGACTCAATTAAGTTTTCCCAAAGACCAATCTCTTCCCCAATCTTAACAGTATTACGACCCCCTACACCAGCAAGTGGCTTATCCTTATAAACCCTAGGCTTGAAACAACTCCTTGTTCCAACCATCTGCCACTTACCACCTACCTTTTTCTTGTAATAGTTCTCTGCCTTTTTCCCAATTGCCCAAGTTCCTGCCAAAGTCTTAGAGAATGGTGCTGGATAGTATACACCATTGACTTCCATGCCACCAGGATAGTTGTTAAGCACATCCTGAATCTTAGAAATAAGGTCATTAACATACGGAGAGTTATACGCAGAAAGAAGTATTTCCGCAGTTTCTTTAGGTATTTCGCCAGGTACATATTCTTTTTGCCCATCAGTTAAATATTCATGAGCAGCTATGTTAGCTCCCCAATAAGACTTACCCCAACCACGAGGTCCCATCACTAGTAAATTCTTAGCCTCATGATTATACAAAGGCTGGCCTAAATCACCTGATTGTTTCTGCCTAAGAAAAGACCTTATATCCTCTACATCTCCTACCTTCTCAAAGCCAGACAAACCTCTAGCCTCAATCCAGTAATAAGCCAAGTCCCAGACATAATCCAAATCCCAAGGCCTATCTTTCTTCCTTGTCTTCTTTTCACCCAAGACAATAGTAGCATAGTTAAGATAATGATATAACTGAGGAGGGCACCATACTCCATCAATCCATACTCCCTCAATGACCTTCTTCTTCTCACCTCTCCAGAAATCCAGATAGCTCTGGCTTAAAGGATGAAGCTTAGGAACATTAGGTAATACAAAGTCCTTCCTGTTATTCCACATTATATCTCTCCTTTCTCTGTAAGACTTTCCATAGCTCCACCAAGCATAGTGCCTGCCTCACCATCCTGTACAAGTCTTGACATAATCTCTTCAAACTCCGAGTATAACTTAGAGTTAGATAGAAGCCTTTTCTCAATCTCATCAGCTGTCTCAGCAGAATACTTGAGAGTCTTCATATACTCAGTCTTCTCATTCATAAGCCTTTCCCACTCTGTCATCTGCTTCATGGGTACAGACTTGAATATTTCCCAACCTTTTATGTAACTCTCAAGTGTCTGCCAATCATAGCCAGCATCCCTAAGAATATCCTCTGAAATAAGCTTCTTCCTTTCACCTTCTGACAAAGGCCTGTATTTAGAATCAAAGTCAGCAAAGAAAGCCACTGCCCACATCTGTGCACTAGACTGTGTCTTACCTTTTGACTTATCCTCAGCATACAATTTATTATACGGAGATATGGCTTTAAACTGCTCATTAATCTCCCAGAAATTAGCTTGAATATCCCAAGATGTTATTACTTTCATATACCAAAGTACTTTCTAAACATTGACTCAGTATCATTAGGGTCTTCAGGTGTTTCTATAACCAGCTCCCTTACCAAGATATAATCAAAGTTTAAACACTTCAACCTTTTTACAGCACGAAGCAAGTTAGACTTTGAACTATATCCTTCAGAACCATCTGCAACTACCTTCTTATTACTGGCAAGCATCCTCCAATACCACTGAGAATCTTCTCCTTGATAGAATAACAAAGTGTACCTTTTCTTCATTACTGCAAGTTTTCCAATTTATAAATAGTAGTGTAGAACAAAGCTACAATCTCATCAATCTGGTTCTGCACATAAGACTCAGAGCAAATACTCTTACGCTCTGTCTCTACATAGCTCAAACATTTCTTGACATAAGTCAGTGCATTACCTACATTACTATCTACTGCATGAGAATAGTCATATTTAAGAATCCCATATTTACCTTGAATAGATTCTGCAAGACTATCAACCATATCAGGCAAAGCATCATAAAGACCACCAAGTGCCATATGCATAGCATAAGCACCTGCACCTTTCGTGCAAAGATGATAAATATGAACCTGCATTGAGCAGCCAAGGAGGTAGGCAATAAATTCACCTTCATGAGATTTAGACATTGAAGTACTAGATTTTTTGGGAAGTGGAGGAATCCTCATTTTAATTAGAGTTAATTAGAGTTAGTTAAATTAATTAATTACAGGCTTAGCCTTATTCAATAAAACAGCTTTATAGTCCGCCTCATCCTTCACATACTCCATATCTACACGCATCATAATTTCAAAATCACGGACAATAGCAAATTTCCTACCATACATCTTAAACACATCTAATTGCATAGACCTAAGGGATACCCAATCACCTATCTCCAGATGCTCAATGCAGCTGCCAGGTGTAACTCCTTTAGGAACCTGCACAATAGGATGTGCAATAGACTTAGTTTCATCAGAAGAAGCAGGTAGATACACCCCTCCTGAAGTCTTTAAATTTTCTACAAACTCAATAAGCACATGCCCATTAAGTGGAGTGAAATGCTTACGCATTTTTTCGTGGATTTCTTGTGTTTCCATGTTTTACTTTATTAGGTTTATTTGTTTTATTTGTTTTACACATTTTTACTTTACCATAGTGCCTCTGCTGAAAACCCTTGACTTGTACAGTACCATCCATTTTAAGATGACTCATCTCCTCAAAAGATTCATTCAAAGTCATCCAGCCTAACTGCTCATGGAATATCCTACACTTAGCAGGGTCAAGCTGTGCCTTAGTATTATAATAAACATCTACTGCCATTATATCACTAAGATTCATAACTAGAGTGCCCTTTACATTCCGCTTAATCAGCTTATTATCAGCACCTGTTAAGTCTGTAACATACTGCACTTTAATTGTACCACCGCCTAACTTTACAACGGCCATTTATTCCTAGGACATTTACCTGTTACATTCCTACTCTTTGCCTCCAGAAAACACCCACAATCCTTACACCTTGAAGCCATCATAACCTCTCCAAGCGTATTATTAGCATCACAATCCTTACAAACCTCCAACCTCTTCAGCGCCACTTCCTCCACTTTGGGATTCCTGATTGCCAGGTTCTTCCACCCCTCCATAATATCTGGAAAATTGCTGAGTATATTTTTCAGTGTTGACATATCTTAACTTTCTTAAAGGTACCACGAATTTGCCAAACTTAGGCAACAGTATATTATCACCTTTCTCCTCTCTCATTGTGTCTGCCACTGTCTCAAAAACAGACTTAAAAGCCAGCTCTATCTTACTCTTGGAAATCCCAGTCTCTGCTGAAACTTTAGCATAAATCTCTCCCAACTCTAACCTCATCTTTCAAATTCAAAGTTTACAAACAACTTGAATTTACCATCCTTAGGATAATTTGTAAGCTTAGGGTTTAAACCACTCGGCTCTATCAGCCCCTTATCCTTCAAACCATCCACTAACTTCTTAAACAACTTAGCATTTATCTTCATCTTCTTCCTTACCCCTTCCAAAGTCTCTGGTGACAAAAGAAGGTCTTCAAGAACCTGCTTAGGATAATGCCTATGATTATAATGCAGGGTCATAAGAGCTGCAAGAATATCTACCTCTCCCTTACTCAAATGTAAGACTGGATTAAGCCACGTAAGATAAGTTGCAAATAACTTATTTTGAGGAGCTTTAATAGTAATCATGGAGCAAATATAATAAAGTAGGATTGATAATCCCAAGTAGCTATAAAAGAAAAGGCCCAACTCATTGAGAGTCAGGCCAATTCTTGGGTTGAGAGAGAATATATTTTTACTTCTTATAGAACACAATACCCGCAATTATACTAAATAATACCTTTTAGTATATTAACCTTGAATATTTTTAATGTGAATTAAGCACACTTTACCCAAGGTTTTTTCCCTGTCTTTTTAATGATTTTCCTTCAAGTCGTCTGGCCATTTCTGGCTGTACCGTCATACTGGAGGCATCTCTATCAACCCTTAGCCTTTCTTCCAGTCAAGAAGTGTATCATCATTAAGGGTTCCTCACTACTATTTGTAGGTTTACTACCCCTAAGGGGATCTGACTTTATACTCAAAGTGTCAAGAGTAGTATATCAGACCAGCCTTATATTAAAAGTAGCTTACAGGCTACTTTTTTGAGTCTCAGGCCTAAGCCGTATTAACTCCTATGCATGGCATGCATGGGGGCAAATATAAACAGCTGGTAGGAAATTACCAAATTATTCTGAAACTTTTTTTCTGTCCATGCTGGGATTCTTACAAAACCTTAACTTTTTATTACTTATAGTCCAGATTTCCCCATTATCCAGAGCACAAGTAAACAGCAAATCATGCTCTTGAGAATAGTCTATAACTAAAAAAGCATACCCTTCCATCTCATGTTCAATAGAGTAGATGGGAATCATAGGGTTAAGTTGCAGCATATGTAAATATAAAAATTTTTTTATTTTTTTGTGGAAATGAGAGAAATAAAAATTTTTTTTGTGGAAATGAGAGGGTGATCCACCTCCTAAAAAGCACCCCACCTAAACCTTGGCGGAATAAACCCCCCGCCACAACTGCTATGGCTATCACCCCAGCAAAACTCCGTGCTTTAAAGACAAAGCAGGAGCAACAAATTACT